TAAAAAAAATCATCCGATCGGTCCCGTGTACAAGTTGTAATCGAGGCTTCCATGTTCATCGTAATGATTTTTGATCATTCGGAACCGGCCGGTGATCTCAATTCTTTGATCGTTGATGACTTGAACTATTCCAGCCGCAAGCAATTTGTCGTAGAAATTGTGAGAAGTTCTCTGGAGAACCACACCGGGAGTAAAACCATTTTCTCCGCCACGAAGGATCATGTAATGGAGAAATCCTAACTCTTCGCGCGAGAAATATGTGTTGAATATCTTGCATCCCTTGGTCACTGCCTCGTGAACTTCAAGATAGGCTCTCAACTTATCGCTAAGTTCTTGATTGAACCTGGCGTTACGGTCTCCGGTCATTGGTTTCCCCAATTTCCAAAAGTTTATATCTTGTTTCAAATTTAAATAGATCGTTTTGAGTCACACATCAAGTCGTATATTTTCAATTTAAAACGTAATTTACCTATTCTCTATTTTCTATAAAGAAATTTTCTAAAGCTTCAAAGGACTTATTCCGATTAGTTATGTGGGAGGAAGAACAATGAGAGATCTAGAGCGCATCAACATGGCCATTCAGTACTACGAATCCATAGGCTGTTGGGGGATGGCCCAATCCTTTAGAAAAATATTACTCATCGCCGCAGCTTCCGTTCTTACTGCCTGTGGTTCAAGCAGCGGCAGCCCGGGCGAGTCGCCTAGAGCCGTTTCAGAGTCTTGTAAGACCCTTGATACCGTGGGCCTTTGGAGCTCCATCCCCGGCGACTCACTGGACTCGCTTGAGGTATTCAGCGATTGCACCGGACGCACGGCCCTCTGTGACTACAAGTTTGAATTCGACATGCCCGTGAATGACCGGCTGCGGGTTCGCATCAAGGACTCTAATCCAGGCCCCTCGTGCCTTCCCGCGGGTGAGTTCAACTGTAGATTCACTTCAGACACCGATCGTATCACGATCTTCTGTGGCTCCATGGTTATGGGTCCCTACGTCCGCTAGTATCCTCTAGCGGACCTTCCTTTATAAAAATTCCTGCCCACTTCTAAATTCATTCCACTTAATTAAAATCTCGTCTGGATCAATCTTAGGGGTTGGGGTCATAACTCCAGCCCTTTGGCCTTCTATACACTCAAGCGTTTGCATCGCGTCCTTAAGGAACTGAGTCACAAGACGCCTTTGGTCCTTATATTTCTGAGCGAGTGCGCATGCATCCTTCCACTCATTCGTTAACTCAGCTACTTGCTTCTCCAGACGCTTGATTTTCTGGTCGGGCGTTTCCTTTAGAGGTATGTTCAAAGTATCTCTCCAAGGTATGGGTTTGACACTTCCTATACGCCCATCTGAGAGACGTCAACTCAGTACCCTGGAGCTCGCCTTATAGGCCCTCTCCCGGTCGCCCCGCTAGTCGCCCCACCTAGAAGCACGAAAGGCCATATATATATAGATGTGAATACGCCTTTGCCAAGAGACGAGATACGTTCCAGTCTGATGCACGTTTTATATTCCTTAAGTACATTCAATAACTTAATTCTATTTATTCTCACTCTAGTACGCCTCCCGTGCCGCTATGAGAGCGAACTGTCTATAAGTTCGACAGTTTTAAATTCGTTTCAATCATAGATCGTGCCAAGGAAATCATGGCATGGAACGTGAGCTCGAATACTATCTACGATATAAGCACTTCGTTATTAAATGTTATATGTTTAGTATTAAAACTACTAGGTGCGCTCTGGTCTATAAACCAATATAGTATAGGCTATGTCTTCCATATGCCAGGGGGGAGCGCTGAGCATATATCGTATTAGGGCCGGTAACGTGGCGTGGTCGAGAAAATAAACGCTATTAGTAGAGATAGTACCCCGGCTATTTAGTTTATAGCGTGAGGTCTACTATAAAATATCTGGGCTAAAATGCATTTCCACGAGATGACGGCGAACAGGATTAGGTCTGGAAAAGTTCAAGAAACTTCCTGGAACTCCCGAAAAGATGGCAGGGACTTTGCTTTATATAGAAAAAGCGGAGGAAAGCTATGGCTGAGAAAGATAGAACTTGCATCGACTGTGGCAAGGTATCCCCTACAGTAGAGGACCGTTTCATCCACCAAGACGCATGCCCCACAAGAATCAAGCGAACCAATCACATTGCGAATGCCAAATTGGAGTCTGCCCTAGATAAGATCGAACGCGCGCAGAACCTCTTGGCTCATGCAGCCGAAGAGCTTTCATCCGTGTGCTGGGCGGCTCCTCAATATAGCAAAATCGGAGACATGTACGGAAAGGTTCGGGCCTTATGGAACCACGTCAACGATACAACTAAGAGAAAGAAAATCTACATCGACTCAAGCAATGAAAAGTACGAACTCGAAAGGTTTGGGTCTCTCAAATGAAGCTCATTTTGATCGGATTTTTGGTGTCACTTTCGGGCTGTGCGATGGGCGGAATTAGCCCAACTTCGAGCGATCCGAGGGCAGCGGATTTCCGTGAAAGATACCTTCCACCGGCCGTTGGACCGGACGGATACTACCGCGGAAGTGCCGCGGATCTGGCAATTCGGGCCGCCGAAGCCCGAAATCCGGCCCTAAAAAAGCAGGTCGAAAAAGCCCAAATTTCTGAGACCGTCCAAGTTTTCATTTTTCAAAATGCTCAATAATTGAGCAAGTAAATAAACCTATGGACATATACCAGTCCAAAAACCCCAGTCAGATCAGCTAGATACCGGTAGCAAACGGAACGTATTTAGTGCAGCTCGAATATATGCGATCTGAGCAACTAGAATAGTTTTTGTATACCTATTAGATCGAATATATAGCATTTGGCCTAAATAAACTTTGTACTACACGGTCAAAAAAGTGCCCTGTAATCAATAAGTTAATATAAAATTAGTTTATTTTCCTACTTTTTCGGCCCATATCCCCATATGAAAAAAAAAATAAAGTTTATATTTCCTGGCAGGATTTGCTAAAAAGTAGGAAGACTAAACAAATTCAATGTTAAGCTATTGAATGCACACAGGAATTTAACGAAAATCTACCTGTATTGTTTAATTTTGGCTGTTTTCCTACTTTTTTGAGGTTTTTGGCCGGTTTTAAATAAAATAAAGTTTTTATTTTTGAAGTGGCTTTTTGGTCAAAAAAGTAGGAAATCCAAACCTCAACATTTTCCATAAAAGCGAGGTCGGCAATGCCTGATCAGTTTCCTAATTTTGAACAAAAAGTTGTGATGGCCGTTCTTTCGGTTTTGATCGTGGTCGTGCTTCCGGCCGGATGCATGTACGGATGTCCCAAGTACAATATTTGGGAAAGAGAGCAACGAGGCAGGGCCGAGCTCGCACAAGCTGAGTGGAACAGAAAGATCAAAGTTGAAGAAGCTAAGGCCAAGAAACTTTCGGCGATTGAAGAAGCTGCCGCTGAAGTCACGCGTGCAAACGGCGTTGCTCAAGCAAATCAAATTATCGGCGAGTCTTTGAAGAACAACGAATCTTATTTACGCTATCTTTGGATTCAAGGACTTCAGGACAAGGACAACAATGTGATCTACGTTCCGACCGAAGCCGGGCTTCCGGTTCTCGAAGCGGGCAAGAGACCCTGAATAAGTGGAAGCGAAAGTTATTTTAGGGAATGAGTCTAGAAAATAGATTGGCCCGTCCAGCTATGCGAAACTTCTAAGAGACCGTCGAAAGCCGCCAGGAGAGAACCGCCCCGCTGTGACGGGCCGGGTCGAACAATAACATTTACAAATTGATTTTCAACTTCTAAGTTTTCGCTTCGACCGTCGAAGTTACTTTGGAGGGGATCAACTTGAGCGAACTACAAGGCGCACTGGACGCCATCGATTTAAAAATCATCAAATATAGCCCAGACAAACAGCGCCCGGTTTCGACCGACCACGGCGGAACTCTATCTATAAAAAAGTTTATAGAGCTCCTGAGTAATGAGCTACGAGAAGACATTTCCAAATTTCCTCGCGTTCTTAAGGCTATTTACGAAGAAAGAGAAATGGCTAAGCTCTTAAAAGAGTACGCCAAAGAGAAAGGGCTTATAAGAGAGAAAGTACAAGCTCCCTCCGAACTTGATGGCCTTGTTCTTAATTGCAACATGAGTGCGAAGGGGAAGGACGATCAATTCTTTCTGACTTACCCTGACGAAACGATTTCCCCTATCTCAGGAAATTTCTATTTACTGGCCCATCAAATGGGTCCCATCGAAGCCGCGGCTGTTGCCAGGCGAGTGATCCCCGAATACATGCCGCGTGAGAAGGCTGGCGTGATGCAGCGAAAGACCGGCGAGGGGAAAGAGTATCCGGCGTTTAATACCTACACGCCAGCGCCTTGGACAAAAGTAAAACTGGAAGAGATTCCAAGTAAGCCGCCAAGTCTTTTCGCGAAACTCGTGGAGCATCTTTTTCCGATCCCGATTGAGCGCGAATATTTTTATGACTGGCTCCACGCGTCTCTCTTTGATCGCGCATTCGTTTATCTAGTCTTGCGTGGAGATCCTGGCACCGGGAAGAACCGACTGAAACTTGTTCTCCGCGCCCTTCACGGCCACGTCAACTCTATCGACGGCAAACGCTCGACTCTTGTTGAGCGCTTTAACAGCCAGCTTAGTGACTCGACGCTCGGATGGTTTGACGAACTTAAATACGACATGGACATGGAGAACGTGATGAAAGAACTTCAGAACGACTCCATCTCGATCGAGAGAAAGGGAGTGGACGCCACGCGCGCAACGAAGATCTACGCCTCGCTTGTGATCTCGAACAATAAACCGCGCGACAACTACATTGCCTTTGACGCCAGGAAATTCGTTCCTCTCTGGATCACCGATAAGCGTCTTGAAGTCAGCATGGCCCCGGCCTATATTGACGCCCTCACTAAGCGCGTCGAAGACGAAAACTCTAGCACCTATGATCCGGTCTACATCGCAAAGATTGCCGCGTGGCTAAAGAAGCGCGGGAAAACCGGCAAGTGGCCCAACCTCGAATACCGCGGCCCAGCTTTTTATTTACTCGCCCACACATCGCTCAGCCGATGGCAGAAAAAAGCCGCGATGCTTGTCATGGAAACCGATCCGACCAAGAACATGAAGGTCGAGTACGATGAGAAAGACGGTTTCTTATGGTCAACGCTCGAAGAGATGTCGCTCAAGAAAAACGGTGACAAGTCTCTTCAGTTTCCAGACTTCACGACCGTAAGCCATTTCTTGAACATCTTCCGCGACCTTGATGGTCAGAAAGTTTTTAAAATCAAGCCGGTCAAAGGCAGCTTGATGAATGACTTCTATGTTAAACCACTCACGGAAAAAGTGAACATCGCTACCGAATCATCGGCGATGGGAATGAGAAAAGGGGAAAGCCGTGACAAAACCAAAAGTAAAGCCGCCAAAGAAGACGACGAAACCTACGACCTCTGAGAAAAAGAAAAGAGCTCCGGGAGCCGGAAGGCCGCGCCGTGGAAAATATGGAGGCCCAGAAGCCTATCAGGGAATTCCAAAGGGCGACGCGCGCTATAAGAAGATCACCACTCAAGAGGACCCGGAGACTCCCTATGACGCTTCGGCCGATGAACTATTGAAAGACCATGTGTCGAAGTATTATTTGCAGTTCCCCCCGCCACGCGGATCTTTGGCGTTCAGAAAACTTTGGCTTGAGCATATCGAGATCATCGCTTCGCGCGGGAATTTTAAGACCATCTTCCTTGGATGGCTCAAGATGCTCTGTGACGCTCACATTGAGTACGAACGTCTATCGCAATTCATCCGCGTTCACGGCGAGACCTATGAGTCGGGCGGAAGAAACGGCTACGTTGTGCGTGTGTATCCCCAGGTAGCGGCTCGAAATAAAGTGAAAACAGACATTATGGTATACTCGCGAAGGCTTGGTATCGACGCTGGGAAAGATCAATCGGTCGTTCCACCGAAAGAGAAGCAAAGCGAGTGGGCCTAAAACCAAATGGACCGAAAGAAGTTCGATAAAAAGAAATTTCCGTTCTGCGATAAAGGGCACAACTACGCCATCGACATCGTAGAGGGAAAGATTGTCGCTTCAAAATATGTGAAGGGCGCATGTCAGAGATATTTGAACGATCTTGAAAACAAGAAAGCAAATTTCTATTTCAACTCCGACGCTGCGGAGAAGTTCCTGCGCCTAGCCCAAAAATTTGATCATGTAATCGGTCAATGGGATACGCCCAACATCGTCTTTGAACCATGGCAGTGCTGGGTATGGATGACGATCATGGGCTTCATTAACAAAGATACAAAATTTCGCAGGTTCCGTATGGCCCATTTGGAAGTCGCGCGCGGAAATGCGAAGTCGGCCATGGCCTCGCAAGCGGGACTTTATTTCTTGGCGCTCGATGACCCGAACGGAAACCAGATTTCGACCGTAGCTACTAAGAAAGAGCAAGCGCGTATTGTGCTAGACTCCAGTCGTAACATGGCTAAGAAGTCTCAGTCCTTCCTCCAAGGAACAGGTGTTAAGGTTCTTGCCCACAGCATTACACATCCTCCATCGAACTCGATGATGAGGGCATTGTCTTCCGAGCACTCTGGCCTTGACGGCCTTAACGATGTGCTTGCGATTTGCGATGAGCTCCACGCGATGCGCGCGGAAGTCTTTGACGTCATCACGTCCGGTATGTCGAAGAGGAAAGACTCACTCACTCTTTGCATCACGACCGCGGGCTTTGATGAAGACAGCGTCGGATACTCCCAATCGATCTATGCTAAGAAAGTCGCCATTGGGGAGGTTCAAGATGATCAATTTTTCTCCGTCGTTTACACTCTCGATGATGGCGATGATTGGGCTGATGAGTCAGTGTGGATTAAGGCCAATCCCAATTTAGGGGTATCGGTCGATCCGGTTACTCTAAAGGCTAAAGTCGAAAAGGCCATCATCACGCCTCGCGACATCAAGAACGTGAAGGTCAAACACATGAACCTCTGGATCTCAGAGGCGAGTGCGTTTTATGACCAGAAGAAATGGGATGCGTGCGCAAATCCAACTCTTCGTATGGAGGATTTCCTGCATCTCCCTTGTCGCCTCGGGATCGACTTGGCCTCCCACATTGACATCACTTCGATTGCGACCGTCTTTCGGGATCGAAGAGATAAAGAAGAAAAGTACTACATCTTTGATCGGAGCTACATTCCGGAAGGCACGGTCAAAGAAGTCAGAAGTCCTCTCTATGATGATTGCATCTCAAAGGGCTTCTTGATCCAGACCAAGGGCGAGGCCATCAATTATGACTTCATCGAAGAAGAGGCCCGTGATATTGCGAAAAGATACCGCGTGCAAGAGTGCCTCTACGATACCTGGAATGCTACGGCTATGGCTCAGAAACTTTCTGGCAATATCGAGATGGTGAAGATCGCCATGAACGTCGCCAATTTCTCGGAGCCCATGAAGAAACTCGACGCATTAATCCGACAAGGCAAAGTTGTCCACAACGGATCGCCTCTTCTTCGTTGGTGTCTAGGAAATGTTGTTGCTAAAGAAGATCACAATGGCAACGTCTATCCGCGAAAGAGTCATGTGCGCTTGAAAATCGATCCGATTGTTGCCATCCTTATGGCTCTGGCTGGCTGGCTACAAGACGAAAGTAAGGAGTCGATTTATGAAGAACGCGGAGTCCTCACAATCTGAAAAACGATCACGCTCTGGGATGAAGATAGCGGGGAGCCCGTAGTTTCTCTTCTTCGTGACCATCACACGCTTGAAGTTTTCAACAAGGCATTCATGGAAGAGGGCTGGGAAGGTGATGAGTTCACTCAAGACCAAATTCATCACGAGTTTTGGATCGAAGATCTTGATGAAGACATTTGGCGAAAATCGGAAGAAGGCGTTCCCGGCTCCGTGCCGGTGACGGTCGCCTACACTTGAAGTGCTGAAGTCACCGAGTAAGTTCCTTAGTCGTAAATTTCTCTACGAACTTCTCGACAACGAATGCATATCCCCCGCGGGCGTTGAATACGACCGCGGGGAAGTCCTAGACCTTCTGATGGAAAAGGAAACCCGGCTTCGCGCGCCGGAGTTCGATAGAATGCTCCGTGAAAAGGCAAGAAAGGAAATCGCCGAGATCGATCCCTGGGCCAAAATTCGTGACACACAGGATCTCATCTTCCTTTTGGTGAAGGCACTCAGGGCCAAGAACTCACTTTAGCTACTGGCGTCAAACTGGACTTTTCCAAAAAATACTTTACGTCGTGGCGTTTTTCCCTCTAACTTCGGTTTCAGGGGAACTAATGTCAAAAATTCTTGAGCTCAAAAACCGGACCCAGCGGACGGTTACTGTTCGCAATCAATCCGCAACGAAGGCTGAGATCATTCTCTATGCCGAGATCGGGAAGGATTGGTGGGGAGACGGGACTTACGTCTCGGCGAAAGATTTTTCTGACCAATTGAATGCGCTTTCCCCGACTGTCAACGAGATCACTCTCCGCATCAACTCTGCGGGCGGAGATGTCTTTGATGGCATCACCATTTACAACCGACTCCGCCAGCATAAAGCAAAGAAGATCGTTTACATCGACGGCCTTGCGGCCTCGATTGCTTCGATCATCATGCTTGCCGGTGATGAGATCCATATTGGCGAGGGCGCCATGGTCATGGTCCACCTTCCGTGGACGATGAGCTGGGGCAATCGCATGGACTTCGACAATGTCATCAATCGCTTGATGGATGTTGAAGACCAGATGATTGGAATTTACGCGCGTCGCACGGGTCTCGACAAATCCGAAATCCGTCCGATGCTCGAAGCCGAAACTTATCTCGATGCCGACCAGGCTGTAGAGAAAGGTTTCGTAGACAGCAAGGTGGAAGACTCCTTGCCAATAGCGGCCTCTCTTTTTGATCGCGAGTGGATCAATAAGAAGCCGAAGAACCTCCGTTCGGAAACGGCTTTCGTTTCGTCGGAGATTGATGCTGTGAAAAAGAAAATCGGGGACATACTAGCTCGCAAATAGCGTAGCGGCTCCGGAGACTTTTTAAACTAAAACAGGGGAACAAAATGAACGCTGAACAAATGAGAAAACGTCTCGCGGAAATCCAGGCTTCGCTCGAGGGCATCAAGCCCGGCCAAGACGGAGGCTATTCCGCTGAACAAAAAACGGAAGTCGATGCTCTGAGCGACGAGTTCGACAAGCTCGCGGAAGCTCTTGAGACCCAAGAGAAGATCGAGGCGAAACTTCAAAAGGCCAACGCTTCGCGCGGCCGTCAAGTTCCGCCCTCCGCTCCCTCGAAGCCCACGACTGTGGAAGTTGGCGCCAGCGCCAAGGACAAACTCGGCGGCTTCGAGAACGTCGGCGAGTTTATGATGGCCGTCCGCAAAGCCAAGATCTCCGACAATGTGGACACTCGCCTGAAAGGCGCGATGTTCGAAAAAGTCGGCGAAGACGGCGGTTTCTTGGTGCCCGAGGAACTCTCGAACACGATCTTGGATCGCCTGCGTCAAGAGCAAGAGTCGCTCCTCGCGCGCACGACCCAACTCACGACCGGCGGCAACAACCTCACCATCCCGACCGATGAGTCCCAGCCCTACAACCAGGGCGTGACCGCATACTGGACGGGCGAGGGCAAGCCGATCACCGAGAGCCAAGGCACCTTGGGTGAAACGTCCTTCAAACTCCACAAGCTGGCCGTTTTGGTCCGCATGTCGGATGAACTCCAAGAGGACGCTCCGGCCGTCGAAAGCTGGATCAAAGCCGCCGCCCCTGCTGCCATCGTGTCCAAAGTCAACGATGCGATCATCAGCGGTAACGGCGCCGGCAAGCCCATGGGCATCATCAACTCGCCCTTCACGGTCATGGCCGCGAAAGAGTCGATGCAAACCGCCGACACCATCAACGCGAAGAACATCATCAACATGTACTCGCGTATGCTCCCGCAAGCTCGCGCGGGCGCGGTGTGGGTCATCCATCCTGCCGCCGAAGCTCAGCTTCTCGGCATGAAGGACGACAACGACAACTACATTTACCTGGGCCCCGGTTCGCAGATGAACCAATCGCCCTACGCTACGCTTCTCGGCCGCCCGGTGATCCCGATGGTGTCCGCGTTGCCCGCGCTCGGCGATCTCGGCGACATCATCTTCGCGAACTTTTCGTACTACTACTCGGTCACGAAAGTCGGAGGCATCAAGTCCGCGACGTCGATCCATATGGATTTCGACCGCGACATGGTTGCCTACCGATTCACGTTCCGCGTGGACGGAAAGGTGCCCTTCAAGGCGCCGGTTACGACCCAGAACGGAAGCTACAACATGTCGGCTTTCGTCACTCTGGAAGCTCGCTAATATTGAAGATGGGCGCTCGGCTGGCTCGAGCGTCCTAGCCTCTTAGGTAAGTAGAAGAGAAGTCGAAACCAAAATTTTTATCTGGAGAAAAACATGAACGAATTTTTGATGGAAAAAGCAAACATGAAGGTGATCGCCGATCCCGTGGATTTCAACACGGCAGCCATTACGGGCGGACGCATCGGCATGAAAGGCTATGATCGCATCACGATCATGCTGATCATGAACGGCGGCACGTCGATCACCAACCGCACGTTCGACCTGAAGCAGCACAACGCCGCTTCTTCGGGCACGACCAAAGCTTTGTCGGTGGACAATCCGTACTACCACAAAGTCGGGTCGGCTACGAAGTTCACGAAAGTGACGCCGGCCTCGGCGACCGACAGCTATGATCTCCTGACCTTGATCGGCGACAACAAGTCGGTCATCGTTTTTGAGGTCCTGGCCGAAGATCTCGACGTGAACAACAACTTTGCGTGGGTTTCGATCAACGCTGGCGACTCGGGCGCCGCGTCGCTCGGCACGATCATCGCCTTCGCGCATGAGCCGGGCACCAAGCCTGCCTATAGCCTCGACCTGTAAGAGTCGGGCTGAATACTTAAAAGTTGATTAACCGAATTGGGGGAGGGAAACTTCCCCCAATTACTTTCTGCCTGGAGGGGCCATGAAAAAAGAGAAGACCGTGAAAATGAAGTTCTCCGAGGACATGTTCTACAATCTGGACTTGATCTACAATAAAGGGCATGTCTATGAAATTCCCGAGAATATGGTCGAGCGATGGAAGAAACGCGGCGGCGTGATCGTGGATGATGCCGGCGAGCCCGTGCAAGTGGACGCCGACGTAGCCGCGGGCAAATCGCCGGTCCCGGATGCCGGTGATGCGACCACGCCCGACACCGAAACCGTTGAAGACGGCGGTAAAAAGGAAGATGATACGGAGGAACATGGTCGCCGTAAGAAAAAAGGCCGTCACTAAATCCGAAAAGTAGGGGGAGTCTATGGCGTTTAATTGGAGAAACATTTTTTCCTTGCGTCGTTCTCCCCCGAGCGACCCGTCCTACCAGAGAGGTTTTGGTTTTACTAAAACCGGACTTTGGATGAGTGACGACATGGCGATGAAAGTCGCCGCGTTCTACCGGGGCGTCATCTACATCTCAACCCAGATTGCAAAGCTTCCCTGGGAGACCAAGAACTCGAATTTTGAAGTCGTCGAGGATGGCCTTTCGGCCCTTCTCGATCTCGCCCCAAACGACGAGATGAACGCCTTCTTCTTCCGCGTGTGGGCCATCTCCGAGGCCATTCAGCGCGGAAACTCCTACGCCGAAATTGAGAGAAACTTCACTGGCCGTGCGATTGCTATGCATCCGATCGTGGACAAGAGTGTCGAGCTCAAGCGCGATGCCGCAGGCAAGCTCTACTACGAAGTCGGCCCAGGTCGGTATTCGTATGACCGCGGTAACTCTACTCGCATGGTTCGTCTTGACCCAAAAGACGTTTTCCATGTCCGCAATTTCCATACGAAAGACGGTCTCGTTGGCCAGGGCCTCGCGGCTTGGGCGGCGGAAACTCTAGGCATCCAAGTCTCGGCCGACCGCATGGCCGGAGGCATCTTTGCAAACGGCGGCGTCCCGTCTGGCGTGATTGAGGTTACTGGATCTCTTTCTCCTGAAGCGCATGAGCGCCTCAAGTCCACTTGGAATTCGATGGGCCAGGGCAGTAAGGCCGGAGGCACTCGCATTCTGGAAAACGGATACAAGTATACGCCTGTTAAAATTGAAGCCGATGTTCTCCAATTTCTCGACAGCCGGAAATTTGGAGTGCTTGAGATCGCACGCTTCTTAGGACTCCCGCCAACTAAGCTTATGGACAACCAGGCGACTACGTTCTCGAACGTCGAGAACGCGAACTTGGAAGTCGCGACCGATACACTAGATGCTTGGTGTCGGAACTTAGAGTCTGAAGCCGACATAAAAATTCTCAACAAGCGCTATGGCGGTAGGTATAGCGAGATCGATCTCTCAAAAGTTTTCCGCGGGGATCTGAAAACTCAATCGGACTATTACAAGTCCATGATGAGTGTTGCCGCTATGACGCCAAACCAGATCCGTGCTCTTGACGGGAAAGCTCCGTATCCCGGAGGCGACAAATATTACATCGCAAACAATAACTACGCGCCCGTTGATCGACTGGATGAAATCATTGACGCGCAAATCACATCCAAAACTAAGTCTCAAGATCCGGGCCAGCCGCCCAAGGAAAGTGAAGAAGAGCGCGAACTCAATCGCGCTGCCATCACCTATTTGAACAGTAAAAAGTAGGCCAATGAAATACGAGGTCCTACTTGCGCTCATCTCTAAACAAGTCGAAGAGAGAGTAGAAGCTCTAGCCTCTTCGCTTTCGCATGGCCGTCGAGGACCTCGCGGCCACGAGGGCGCCAAGGGAGAGAGCGGCCGGGACGGTCGTGATGGCAAAGATTTTGTTTTGGCCGAGCACGAGGAGACCATTCGGGGCTGGGCCAAAGAGTTCGCTTTAAAATTTGAAGATCTAAGTGCCGAGCAAATCGGAGAACTTCGCGGCCCGCGCGGTGCCGATGGACGAGACGGAAAAGGCTTTGAGTTCGAAGAACATAAAGAAGCTATCAATGCTCTAATTAGGGATGAAGTAGCCAAACTAGTCCCGGATCTCAAGCTCAAGTTCTCCGACCTAACGGCCGAAGATTTAGCAGAGATCAGAGGACCCAGGGGCCGCGACGGACGCCCGGGAAAAGACTTCGTATTCGAAGAGCACCGAGAATTTTTTGAATCGCTAAAATTAAGATTTTCAGACCTCACGGATGAGGAGAGAGATTCTTTAACCTTGAAGTTCTCCTCTCTTTCTTGCCAAGAGCGGGATGAACTCAGGTTGAGGTTTGAGGACCTGACCGATGAAGAAAGGCTGTCTCTCAGGGGAGCGAGGGGCCCCCGCGGTCAAAAGGGCCAGGCAGGTAGAGACGGCAAAGATGGACTTTCCATCAGGGGACTGCCCGGCCCCGTCGGCCTACGCGGCGAGCCTGGGATAAACGGAAGAGACGGGATTGATGGGCGCGATGGAGCGGATGCCCCATACATAACCGACATAGACGTAGAGAAGGACGGGAAGAAAGTCCGTTTTGTTTTCTACATGTCGGACGGGACCAAGATCCGGACGAATTCAATTGCGGTATCTTCGGAGCCCACTCAGCAATTTATCACGGCCGGAGGAGCCTATTCCGTAAACCAAGGCGGAGGTTCTGGAACTCCTGGAGCCGATGGAAAATCCGCTTACGAGATCGCCGTAGAAAATGGATTTGTTGGCACTGAAGAAGAATGGCTTGAGTCTCTCAAGGGGGATCAAGGTGATCCCGGAGTCGACGGCGCGGATGGTGCCCCTGGAGCCGATGGGGCCGATGGGAAATCCGCTTACGAGATCGCCGTAGAGAATGGATTTGTTGGCACTGAAGAAGAATGGCTTGAGTCTCTAGTTGGACCGGAAGGGCCTCAAGGTCCTCCGGGGGGATCTTCAGACTTAGAATTTTTTAATGAAGGATCATCTCTAGGAAACGCTTCCGAATTAGATTTTGTCGGAGATGGGGTATCGGCATCGACCGATGGCACTAGGGTAACAGTGACCATCGACCAGTCCGCTTCGAGTGGCCAGGTTCTACTCGGCATAGATTGTGAGGCCACGGTATTTGTAGGGGCGGCAGTTAGACTAGAATCTGATTCCCCCACTGAATTGAATATGGACGAATGGCCTGTACTCTCATCTCTACTATCGATGGATGCCAGCACCTACGACACTATCGCGGTGAACGGCCTTGCGGACTCCGAGAGTAACGCGAGCATCATAGGAGTCGTCCAAAACAAACCTACAAGCACTACCTGCGACATTAGAATTATTGGACCAATGTCTGGGATATTTTCCGGGCTGAATGTACAAAAAGAATATTTCCTCAGTGACATACATCCGGGCACAATTGTCCCTAGAGACCAAGCTCCGAGTGGATCTGGCAAAGTACTTATTAGAATTGGGCAGGCTTTTGGCTCAAGTGATTTCTTAGTTTCAAGGGGTGACATGCATGTCATTCCCTAAAAGGCGGTAACATGGCGGCTGGAAAACTAAATTTATATGTGGAACAGGGAGCTACTTTCTCCAGGGTTTTGACTATCAATGATTCCAATGGAGACCCGGTTGACCTTAGTACTTGGACCTTTGCAGGCCAGGTTAGGTCTAGCTATTCGAGTTCTTCGATAATCGTATCTCTTACCTTCACTGTTAAAAACCAGACTACCAATACTGGAGAAGTAGAGATCAGTCTAACGGCCACCCAAACTTCGGCAATACCGGCTACCGGAGTTCTAAGCAGATATGTTTATGACATTGAGGCCACTATCGGATCTGAGAAGAGACGCGTAGTTGAGGGAGAATTTCAACTTAGTGCCGAGGTGACAAGATGAGTGATTTCACAGTCGTCTTAGAGGAACAAGTTTCTTCTGTGATAGAGGTAGGTATTCCCGGTCCTGCCGGTCCCCAAGGTCCTGCGGGAGCGGATGGTGCCGATGGCGCGGACGGAGTAGATGGGGCTGATGGATCGGGCGTCCCGGCCGGAGGGACAACTGGTCAAGTACTGGTCAAAAGTTCTAACGCTGACGGTGACGTTGAGTGGGCCGCTCCGATTAGTTTTCCATTGAAGGCCCCTAATTCTGTCCTTGCCGACCCGCCTAGCTACGGCTTCGCGGGAGGAGACGATGATACTGGGATGTACTCGCCCGCAGATGGGTTCGTATGCTTTCAGTCTAATGGAGTTCGTAAGGCCGAGTTTAGCCAAAACCTTATCGAGTTATTTGGACAAGTAAACTTAAAGGCGAATCTTCAGGTCGATGGCAACATCAGTGCCGCGAACTACCCTCCCACTGGTCCCAGTAGCGCTTTAGCTTTCTTTGACGCCAATGACGATAACAAGATTGCCGGACTTCCCTATCACCAACTCAACGGAAACGGAGAGCGCGGCCTTTACATCGGCGGCGATATGGAGGTCACGGACAACGGCTACAAAGGTTTCGAGGACTTCAATCCAAAATACAAGCCATCGGAGAGCTCGCCCACGGCTACGCGTGTTGGCCGAAACATTTACTATCAGGTTGACCCGGATAAGTCCGGATTTGATTTCGGGACGTCCGGCAACGCTGTAACTCATGAGAACATGAGCATTCAAGCTTACGGGACCGGCAATCTCGGATCAATCAACGGCTACAATGTGTTTCTACAGATTGGCGATGGCACGGATGGCTTCGAGTTTGGCGGAAGCAATCTATTCAATGCGACCGTGCAGATTAATGAAAACGTAGTTATGACCAACGGTCTCAATGGCCTCCAGTACCGCGTTGAAATGGACGCCTCGGTCACGGTTGATGGGAATTTCTACATCAACTCGTTCTTTGATAACTCGGACATTGATGGGCTCCTGGACGGGAGCTACACGGGGTATTCATTTGGGCCGCAGATTGAATCCGTTGCGGATCAAAGATATGTGACTGGATTTTCTTGCGGGCCGCAGATCCAATCATTCGAGGGTAACTCGGGGTTTACCTGCTTCAACGCAAGTCCGTTTGTTGGCGAGATGGAAAGTGGAACCCTAAATGGGTTTCAATTTAATCCCCAGAATAATACTGAAGTCCACAGTGCATACGGCATTTGGGTATCAATGGACAATGTGTCCACTTTCGCAGGCACTCAAGAGTATCTGGTAATCCAAGATCTGACGATTACGTTTAACCAACCCGGAGTTAACAACATTCAGATTCAGTATGTTGACGACGGCACGGCTGGAGCGGAGACAGCGGCGCTTGCGGGGAACCTTATTACGGTTCACATGGAAGACGGGGTATCGAACGCAAATCAGATCAAGGCCGCGATTGAGGCCAACTTCACTCTAAACTCAAACCTTACCGTAACGGTGTCGGGCGTTGGGACGGATGCTCAGAGCGCCCAGGGCCCGACTGGATTTACTGGCGGAGCTTCTCCGGGTAACAAGAAAGCGGCGTACTTCGACGGCGACGTTGATATCACCGGCAGTCTCTCATTCCAAGGCAATCTGAGCATCGGCGCGATGAACGCCTTTTCAAGTAAGCCGTTGGCTAACAGCGGAGGAGTCCCTATTAGCGGGCATTCGCTGATAACGCAGTGGACTTGTCCGGATAACTCAACGATCGCAAATGCAGATACTCTTGGCGTAAATACTGCCGCCCTCATTCAGCTAGGCGCCAACAGCGCGATTACCAC